CGCCCCTAAGAAGCGCTTGACGGAGTGTTGATCTTTGAAAGCATCCAAGGCCCAGATTGAAGCAAAAACTAATAATAGCGTCAAATTCATGTTGTCGAAGAGGCACGTTAGGTAACATCTTATGTACTCCCAACTCGAAGCGACGTAGGTCGGATTTAAGAATTCCATCTATTTCAGCTTCCGTAAAAGTTCTGTTCCAAGAATCAGGCAAATGTTTGCCGTCGCCGATAAGGTGACCAACACCAACAGTCCACAAGTTTGCAGGACAACGATAGGGACGACTACGCACGCCTTCGTGATGTTTAATAAGAGCGATAGCAGCTTTTGATACATTCACTTATTTCTTTTCCCAAGTTCTTGAACCAAAGTAGAAACCTATAATAGATGCTACGATAGCCATTTCATCTGTAGAGAATACTTCTTGTGAAGCTACAATAAAGTCAACGCCAGAATACATAGCCCACGCTAATGATACAAAATTAATAAGCACTAACTCACCTACAAAAATAAATGCAACTACAGGTCTAACCATAGCATTCCAGTTCTTAACTGTTTGAGAACCGCCTTCTACTAATTTCTTATCGTGGTCATATAAAGCTGAACGTTCTTGAGCGTACGTTTCTGCGTACGTACCTTCTAATTCAATAGCTGCAATCTTTTCTTGAGCTACAAAACCTTTTTCTGCCATAAGTAGTGCTTGGGCATTTTGTAATTGAGCCATTTCACGCTCATGTTTTTGGTCTCCCTTTTGTTGGAAGAAGCTTAAAATGTTTGGTAAGCCCGCAGTAGCGAAGCCGAGAATCGATGAGAGGATGGATAGCATATTAATTATTCAATGGGTTTACCATTGCCTTTCGTAGTTGTTTCATTTCGTCTTTAACGTTTGTCACTGTATCTGTAATTTTATCTTGAGTAGCTTTAGCTACACTATTAGCTTCAATAGCACGACCATAAGCTTCGTTAGCTTTTTCTAATGCACGATTGTTAGACATCATCACATCAACTAATTGACGCTCAGTAGAACGTGATCTATCTTCTAAAACTATAATACGAGTCTCAACAGAGCTCATCTTTTTTACTTCCTCAATCGTCGAGGTCAAATCGTTGAAGAGGGTTATCCCGTAATATACTGCGCCACCTATTGGCACTAGCACGGATAAGATAATCCCCAGTATCATTTGCGCTGATAAATTCAATGAATATGTTTTGTTGTCGCTCATAGTCTTGTTCCTGTATTAGTTTAATATTTTCTTGTATCTGTGTTTGCTGCAGGTTGTAGCCTGAGTTTAAAATCTGCATCGATAATACGATGCCAAATCCTGGTACTATTGTTTTACCTTTCGGTACTTCTGGAGCCTTCACGGAAGCCGACGTCGTCGTAGTACTTGTAACGGGGCTTGGTGCAGACGTCCCCCCACTTGATTCGCTCTTTACGGTTGCTACCGAAGTAGCTGGTGTTTCCGTCACTGTCGTTGTCAATGCAGTCATGTCCTGTACAATTACAGGTTCTGGCGGGATGATGGGCGCAGTTGTGACTTGGTTCAGAACACTGTTTGGGTTCGTCGGACTTATCGGACTGATTGGCGATGCCGGGTTGTTTAAGTTCGTCGATGTCATCTTGCAAGTATCCAATATTGTTGACCATACAGTCCAAGTTGGAGAACCATACGGATCTGAGCAAATCGAAGTTCTTTGTTCTTGTAATATTCCCTCGAATCCAGTTGAACATGTTAGCTGCCTCGTTTCAGTAGATTCAACACACGTTGGCGGATTTTGTGTGCAATTATTAGAACTTGTTGTCCAACCTGTCCAAGTTTGTGCAGTACAGTCATAAGACCTAGTTTCATTAATAGCGCCTGATTGGTTAACTGGGCAAGACAAAGTTCTATACTCAACTTGAGGGCTACACACTGGGACTTGATATATTGAGCAATAAGGGTCACTCGGTCTATACCAGCCACAATAATGTTGTTCCAAAGCAATATCAGTTGAGATACCTTGGCACTGCATTGATCCTTGAAGATACCAACCTTCTTCTGTATTTGCAAAAGAGCATGACCAAGCATACGCATTATTCCTTAGTATTAGAAGGAGTAGGAAGAGTGTAATTCGGGCCATATAATTTTCTAAACTTTTCAGGATCTTTTTCATACCATGCTTTCTTAGCTGTAAAACCCACAGCACCACCCATAGGACATGGTGAACCACTCATCTCCATCGCGTCCCATACTTTAGGATCTTGACATAGCACCGATACGGCAGCCACTTTGAGTCCTAAATCGTTTAATGTTTTAGCTAACTTAATCTTAACGCAGTTCTCATCAAGTAATACTGTACCACCTGATAAAGAGATAAAACCTAAATTACCCGCTGCACTAATAGGCACTGCACAAACATCTTGTGAAAACGCAGACATACTAGGTGCCATAGCACTAGGCACTGGCATCCCCTTTTGATTGATTGTAGTAGTTTCTGCATGCGCTTGATGTATGCAAACAAGTAAACAAAGAGTAATTAAAACACCAATTAATATTTTCATATTAGTTCTCGCTACAATAAAATGCGCTTAGTAAATAAAAAGTATCTGACACTATAGGTTTCATTTCATGCGCTGTAAATCCTTTTAACACAATCACATCTCCGGCAGATACTTGTATATCTTCATCTTCAACAGAAATAATATTACTGCCCCCTATTCCTGCCAAAACCGTTACTGCACAAACTCTATTTTCAAACTCTAATTTAACTTTATAGTTGTCATCTAATTCATATAGTGGTTTATCTATATGTTGACCTATTTGTTCACCTTGTTCTGCATTAATAAAATTAACACCTGTACCAAAACTATAATCGTACCTAATATTAAAATCTGTTTGCGTTATAAATGTTGCTAACTTATCAAGCACTGTAATTGCGTTCTGTAATGTAAAACCTGGGTACCCTCTATTTGGATATAGCTGATCTTGTTTTAAAGATCCATACTGACTTTTACCAAAGGTTACAAAGTCTGCACATTCAGATGTAGTTAAAGCATTTTTAAATAATCTATAGTCCATATTGTTTACCAAGTAATTGTTATTCTACCTGCACCGCCAGTACCGCCGTTACCACCGGTTGCTCTTGATTGGGCAGCGCCACCACCACCACCACCACCGCCAGCATCACCAGAAGTACCTGAACTAGTCCCTGCATTACCGCCCGTACCACCTGATGAGGTAACACCTGAACCACCACCACCGCCACCAGCACAATCACCAGCACCTCCGTCTGTACCTGCTGAACCTGCGCCTGTACCTGAACCTGCTGAAGAAGAACTTACATGAACTGCACCGCTTGGTCCTGAACCACCACGTGAACCACTTCCTCCGTTACCTCCAGTAGATGTAGAACCTGACCCGCCAGAACCTCCGCCACCACCTCCAGGATCACCTCCACAACAATAAGCAACAGCACCATTACCACCACTACCGCCACCAGCTGTTAAAGAAAAACCTGTTGTAGATGAACCTGCTGATCCATTAGATGAACTTCCCCCAGTTGTGCCACTACTACCGGCACCACCTGAACCTACAGTAAGGCTATAAGAAGATCCCGGAGTAACTGCTACAGTTGTTGTAACACGACCACCTGCTCCACCGCCACCACCACCACCACCCCATTGGTAGTTACCATTACCGTCAGGTCTAGAAGCACCACCTGCTCCACCACCACCTCCACCAATTAAATCAACATTAAGAGATGTGACTCCTGCAGGTACAGTAAATGTATACGTTCCAGCAGCTGAGTATGTAATACCGTTAGCACCTAGTGGTGTAATAGATACAAAGCCTGATCCACCATTACCTGCGTATGATCCGTGATTAGATCCTTTAGTATAATTTATACTAGCGCCTGTAGCGCCTGCGCCTACTGTAATATTAATTGTTTGACCCGGTGTCACTGCAAAAACTGCAATACCTGTACCCCCACCTGAACCACCATAATTTTGAGGTCCATCAAATTGAAACCCAGCGCCACCACCTGCACCTGAACTTGGTGTAGCAGGTTTAGAAAAGTCTCCACCTTGTGAAGAACCTGAACCATAGTACGAACTACCACCCGTGCCGCCTGATTTACTTCCACCTGTTTGATTTAACGTTGTAGAGGATGCACCTGATATAGATACAGTACCACCAGCACCGCCTGATGATCCACCTCCACCCCCATTAGAAGTCATTGTCCAAGTGCCATTAGTTACTGTAGAGCTACTCCCTGCAGCGCCAGCAACTTGAGTCCATGATCCACCATCAAAATAAGATACTTGTCCAGCGCCACCTCCACCAGTACTAGCCACACTAATAGAAGTCACTGTAGCAGGCACTGTGTAAGTATAAGACCCTGCAACGCTAAAAGTTGTTGGGCCTACTGTATCTGGATAAAATTGTTTACCTACACCACTTT